GTTACCAACAACGTAACTATCTATAGTATTACCAGCAGCATGTTGGGCAGCTGATAGGTTATAAAAGCTACGGCCTCTACGTTTGCTGACCTCACCATTAAGTGCAACTCGTGCGTTCTGCAACTCTGTGGCAAAGTCAACCGATATGTTCCCCTCCCCCACCGCAATATCAAACAAGCCCTTGTTGTTTGATTCAAAAATCTTTTGCTTAAGAGGCATTAATAGCTCCCAGTAACAGTCATGTATTTCTTGTTATAATTCTTTCTAGTTAATGGGGTGAACCTTTTAGACCCACGGTTCTGAGCCTGAACCTTACCAAGCAACACGTTGGCTAAGTTCATTTCACGATCACGCTTAGCAAAATCCATATCATACTCAGCATACTTTGCCTTAGCTATATGTCGTATGATTACTTCCTGATGAGGAGTAGTATCAGAGTCAGAAGCCAGATCAGACAACTCTTTCTGATACCAGTAAGTCATCACCTTGGCGTTTTCATTAGACGTTGGGACGGGGTCAACTTTGATCTGACTTACTTGAGAACTATTCTTTCCAAATGGCACCCATAATGTAGGTAGTCCAGTGTTGTTACGTATCTCAGCATTTTGAAAAATCTGATTAGTCCTTGCCTTATATACAACAGCATCGTCAGAATCTATGTAGAACCTTTCCCCTATCACACCTGTCACATCACAATCAGTAGCCAAGCTGTAGTCAGCGGTATCAGTAACAAGGGTAACAGAAGCCTCAGTCTTAAGGATTTCAAACCCACCAAGAATATTCAACTCCTCTATCCCCTCATTGATATAATCAAGGATACGTTGCTTAGCATCGTTCACAAGGCTTGACGAAGAGTCAAGACCAAGGTCACGCAGTATTGGATTTCTAATTGTAGCTAGACTCATTTCCCCTCCATCACTTTAGTCACCACATCGCCCCAGAGCTTTGCCTGAGTTTTTGCGTCATGGTTCTCATGTACTTCGTTGTATGCGTTCTTCCCCATCTTCCCCCTCTCCATAGGATGCGTGATGAGATACTCTAAATAAGTTTCAGCCTCTTCCAGCGTGTTGTACAGCATCCCGGTAACCCCATGTTCCACCACATTTGAATACGGTGGAATGTTTTTCATAACACATGGCACTTTTAACGCTGAATACTCTATCCATTTGATGGGACTCTTGCACCTGTTAAAGAGATCATCTTGCAATGGAATAATAGCTACATCAGAATCAATCAATGCCTGCTTGTATGGGTGCGCATAAGTATGTACCCAATGATGATGAAAATGCTGCCCTTGTTTTACATCCTTGAACAAACCTTTGAACTCTTGCCCACAAACCTCAAGCTTGAGTTTCTTGTGCTTCTTTAAAAGATTCTTTATTAATGGAGCAACCTCTACCAAGTCATGATAATGTGATGAGCCTCCATGCCAAGTCAATCTTGTAAAACCATCGTTAACAAACTTCTTGGGAGTCCATTGGTCAAAGTCAAGCAAGTTGGGAAGCACATAAGTATTAGGGTTGTACTCGCTATAGAAATCTGCAAGCTCTTGAGTGGTAGTAGTTAATGCATCTGCTTGTCGCAAACATTCCTTAGCAAACTTAGTCTTCTTCTTGTTCCTTGCTATATCAAACTCACACGTACCGTCTTTCCAAATCTGTACATCCTTGCCATCAACCCTAACGGTTACATCTTCCACTCCCATATCCCTATAATGAGGACTAAGCGGGTTCAGGTTGAAAACATTATCATCGTGATCTATAATTATCTTCTTGGGAATAGACTTATGCTGCCTTAAGTTAGTGATCAGAGATAACATCTTTTCACTGCAAGCTCTTGGCATAAATACAACATCAGCTTCCTGAAGCAACTGAAACAAATCAGCGTCAGGACAGTCAACACCACCAAGGGCTACATCGTAACCATCAACCTCATTAAGGAACGTCAATGGTTGCGAGATCCTATAGATACCACAAGCTCCATTGTCCCTTACAACACCACAAACATTTATATCTTCTTTGGGCAACATTAGCATCTCAAGAACTCCATCGCTTCTTTAGGTAGTTGCCCATAAGACTGAAACAATTCAATATTACTTAATGATGACTTACCTTTAAGCTCAAATATTATACCGTCTATCCCAACATGGAAACAACAGGAGTCCAAGAACCCAACATTATATAGACGCTCCATTACGTCATCTTCACTAGTTACCCCACCCGGTTTAGAAAAATCGTAATCCAATGCCTCCATCACACTCTTGCTCATCATTAAAGAATAGACAATGCGTGAATATCTCCTGTCGCTTTTAGGGTAGCCCTTCCAAAACTTCGTAACACCTGTATCTACATCGTACATGTAGATATCCATGAAGCCAAGGAAGTTGTACTCTTCTTCTATCTTGTCTAGGTAATTCTGGAAAGCCTCATCATCTAAAATATTATCACTGCTAAAATAATAATCTGGATCATAGACTTCCCTTGCTACATGGAACGCCTTATTTACCTTGTCGTTCAATGGAGAATTTTTAAATTCAACATAGTGTATGTCCCAAGGAGAGCATAATGATTTAGACTCATCACCCTTTGAACCAACAACTACTATACTTAGGGCCACCTTCCCTGCGAACTTCTTTTGCCGATCATGCAGATGTTTGAAGAGGATCTCTTTAGCCTTCTGATCCTCCCACATTAAAACAATCTGCGTTATCCTTAACATTAGAAATACTTTGTGCCATCGTTATCCGTCTTAAACTCTGGGTGGTCAACGAAGAATCTGTTGACTGCCTTCTCCATTGCTTTCTGGTCACCATCCATTATGTCTTTGTACTTGTCCTGCATGAGAAAGATGTTAGGTATTGTTCCACGCTTACGCATCCTGCGCCCATCCGTCCATCCGTTGTCACCAGTTTTACGTTCAAAGTCTGCAAGCTGAGCAGCTGGATCAGTATCCTGAATAGTCTGGACGTTATACTTATTAGCTTCAGTAGAGAATCTAGTAGCTAGATCACCTATCTCAGTGTCATCTTGTTCCATATACAATAAAGGGGGCCAGCTTTTAGGTGACCCCCGTTAAGGTTACGAAGTAGTAAGCCCCGTGATTTTACCAGACGCAGCCTCGTTGAGAGACTCAAGAGTCCACTCAGCTTCGGTCATGCCTCGCCTAGATGATCCAACCTTGGCGATAGGAGTATGCTTAACAGGTCGCAACATTGCGACTTTCCACATTTCCTTCTGGAGTTGAACAATGATCGTTGTAGTCATATAACGATCAAGTATGATACGCTGCATACCGAAATCACTCTCGTAAACGTCAAGGCTCGCAATCAATTTCTTGCTTGAAGCTTCAATGTTACGAGTTTGACTCGCAGTGAATGCACTGATCTGACGTTTCTGAAACCCATTTGCATAGGTCGTGTCAGGATTTCCACCACTATCAAAAATAGTTTGCAGGTTATCATTATACATCGACTCAGTCAGAGCCTCAGAACCTGCAGAACCTGTTTCTACGTTTGTTGCGATGAAAGAAAGTACACCACGTGCATTACGTGCAGTACCTGCTGAAGCACCAGATGCTGAAGTACCACTAACGATATCTACTTCCATATCGGTAGCCATAATCTTCAGGGCTTTCGCCAACTGGTACTCGTACTCACCACCTTTTACGCCAGCCTTATCGACTGCGTCCAAGGTATCAGAAACTTCAAACGACCTACGGTTGATCTGACAGTAGTTACCTACTCTCGTCCGTGCCGCCAACGCAACAGCAGTGAAGACTGCGCCTTCAGCTACTCTCCCGTTAGAACCAGCAGCGAGTGAATCAGTCATCCACTCATGCAAAGTCCCAGAAGCCTTACCCTTGCCAAAACCTGAGAGCATGGGCGTTTCTGTTGGTGAGATGTTTACAATAATGTCAAGCAGGTCTTCTCGATTACCAGCTTGATTATAAGTCTCAAAAGCCATTTGAAACTCTCCTATAAAATTACGGTCTCCAACTCATCCCCCTACGTTGCAAGAGTTTGGCGAATTCGTTCACGTTAGCACCACGGTGGTTCCGAACCTCCTGACTATAAGTCTGTTGACTCTGAGCCTGCGGTTGTCTAGATGGACGATTCGCTCCTGCCATTGGGACAGCTTGCTGTCTTGGGGCTGGTTGGTTTCCCATAAGTTGATTGTATTTACCGGCATCAACCATAATTTTGCTTAACTCGGCTGCGAGTACCATATCCTGTGGGTGGTTCTTAAAGTTAGGCCCAACGACACTCTCTAGCATTGGGTAGGCTTGATTCTTCAGGGTATGATAGTATTCGCTATCAGGGTCAGAAACGAACGGATAATTATCACGAACGTATTGGTCAGACTGTTCTCGCATCTGCTGTTGCTTGTGCAACAAGCCTTGTGCTTGAACTTGGGAATCTGCCACTCTGTCCTTTTTACGTTGAAGATCGTGCCTTGCCTGCAAATGCAGGGCAACTTCTGCTGGCGTATAAGTATCCCCCTCATCCTGCAACTTGTTATCAAGTGCAGTGAGTTCTCTACTCATTTCGTCAACATCACCTACTGGCGGTACATAAGTCGATTGCAGCTTCTGGTAGTCCTGAGCCATAGTCTGCAATTCATTTATCTGCTGCTCCCTCGCAGCTATGATTGCATCTTTCTCAGCGATTGCCTGATCCTTACCTGCTATCTCGTTTTGCTGGCCTTGTTTCAGCTTACTGATGCGGCTCTTCATGCTGTCCGTCATATCAGGCTGTGGAGCAGTCTCTTGGATTTGAGCATCCTGCGGTGCCGACTGTGGGCCGACTCCTCGATCTGCAGCGATTCGGTCGAATTCCTCTAAAGGTTCCATCTCCGACCAATCTAGAGTACTAGGGGTGACATCATTACTGAAGTCAAGTTCACTCCCCAACTCCGAGGCACTGTTAATTAAGACATCATGGTTTATCTCTTCAGTCGGTGCCGAATCCGTCTGTGTAACGGGGAGAGCCTGCTGCGTTACAATTTTCTTTGCTTCTGGCATAATTTTACTCCTTATTCAAGTCTGTCCCTAT